ATGAAAGCGAAATTGACCCTCTCCCTGCTTGGCGGCCTGGAGACAACCGGCAGCACCTACGAAGTCCACGATACCACCGTCAGCGGCTTGTTTGTCCGTGTCACGGCAGCGGGTCACAAGAGCTATGTCGTTCGCTGGGCCAGGGGCAAGAAGAAGACCCTGGGCCGTGTAGGCGTGCTGACGCTTGATAGGGCGCGCAAGGAGGCGTTGCAGTACCTTGCCGAGGCCCATGAGCATGGCGAGCCACTGGCCGTTTCCCAGGCTCGAGCTGGTGCGAGCATGCCGACCCTGGAGGCTTTCCTAGTGGAGCAATTCGAACCCTGGGCCAGGATTCACCACCGCGACCATGTGAACAGCGTTCGCGCCATCCGGTCGGCCTTCGCCGATCTGCTTCCCCTCAAACTTGAGGAGATTGACCACCGCCGTGTCGAGCGTCTGCGCGTGTCCTGGGTGGACGGGGGAAACACGCCCGCGACCGCCAATCGGAATATCCAGCGCATCAAAGGGCTGCTGAGCCGGGCCGTTGAATGGGGCGTGCTGGAATCGCACCCCCTTAGCAAGCTGCGCCGCCTCAAGACCGACCGACGTGGACGAATCCGCTTCCTGACGACCGAGGAACTGGCCGACCTGCGCAAGGCCATGGATACACGGGAGGAGGGCATCAGGGCCGAGCGCGATAGTGCGAACCTGTGGCGCAAAGAACGCAATAGAGAACTGATGCAAAGCTTGCGCGAGGTAACTTTCGCGGATCACTTGAAACCCCTGGTTTTGCTCAGCATCAATACCGGCATGCGCCGTGGTGAGGTATTCAACCTGCAATGGGCTGATATCAACTTCAAGGGGAAGGTGCTGACCGTAGAGGGTGAAACTTCCAAGTCTGGACAGACGCGCCATATACCCTTAAACAAGGAAGCGCTTGAAGTATTACAGAGCTGGCGCGATCAACATTCCCGGAAATCCGGGTATGTATTTCCAGGCAAAGAAGGTGGCCGACTGGACAATGTGAAAAAGAGTTGGGATGGACTGTTGAAGATGGCAAAGATCGAGGGCTTTCGGTGGCACGATCTGCGCCACACCTTCGCTTCCAAGCTGGTCATGGCTGGCGTGCCGCTCAACACCGTTCGGGAGCTGCTGGGGCACTCTGACATAGCCATGACGCTGCGCTACGCCCACCTTGCGCCTGACAGCAAGGCGGCTGCGGTAGAAATGCTTATCTGAGTACCGGAATCGATTTAAGAGCCCTCATGTCGCCGAGCTTTCCTCTAAACGCCAGCCCTAAATCTATTTCGGACATTCCGGCACTTTCTTTAATTTTGTCCAGCATGGAAATGCACTTGTCTATATTAAATCTTGGGACTTCTGCATAGTATTTTTCAGACATTTCCACTCCTTCGAATGGGTCGTCTTCACCCCAGAAGCCCGGCTCTACATCCTTATCGAATCGATATGGAATCTTGTTGAAAAAGGCTATTGCGACGAACGCTTCATCAGATGAAAGCAAGGCCGGGGCAATGATTGCAGTACGCAATATCCTAATAGCCTCAACCTCATGCCACGTTAGAGAGACTACCCTTTGAAGGGTAATTGTTTTTTCTTCAAAAACAGGATTCACCCACTCTGGCAAATCAAAAGTTTCATTCTGCATCATCAGCGAAACACTTCGCTCGATGACTTCCGTCATTGACTGTCGAAATAGCACGCTCGACTTCTCCAGTGCATAGCGCGTGGCCGGACTTGTCCTTAGCGACAAGGTCTGGGTTCTGCTGCGTGCTGGTTTCTTGGCCATCGTTTCTGTGCTCCTACCTGGATGGCGGAAAGGTATATGAGCAGTCTATCGTCCGTCAATGCGTGTCGGTGCATGTAGTGCGTGTATTGACACGTACAGATTTCCAAGACTACTCTGATTCCACCTGGCCCACCCATCATCCCCAGGTGGAGATTCGCATGACCCAAACCACACCTACTCTCGCCATCGGAATTGACGACGCGGCCCGCGCCATCGGCGTGTCTCGTTCGGTGATTTACGAAGTCGTCGCCCGCGGCGAACTCCCCAGCTTCAAGCTCGGTCGCCGCCGCATGATCCTGGCGAAGGAGCTGGAGACGTACATCAATCGCGTGGCAGTGGAGAACGCCCGATGACCGTTCGCATCATCGGCGGTGACCAGAAAATCCTGGGCACCCTTCAACTCCCGGCCAGCACCCGCCTGGTCGATCTGGAAACCCTGCGCCGACTGGGCGCGCATCGCATCGAGGTAATTGCAAATGCCTAAGAAACAGAACGCCTTGGACGCCCGCGCTAAGCGGATCGCAGAGAAGCACGGCTACCGGGCTGAGCGCTCTGAGTCGCACTACTCCAGCGACAACTACGGCGAGTTCATGCTCATTGAACAAGCCACCAACCGCATCGAGGCAGGTCACCGCTACGACATGGGTGCCGAGCAGATCATTGAGTTTTTCGAGGGGAGCGCAGCATGAACCTGCAGATTACGGAAACCGACGCCAAGCTGCTGATGGATGCTGGCACTTTCATGAACGTAGTTGCTGACCTGGTGAACGACAACGCCACCGAAGAAGACAGCGAAGGGAGCCCGTTCTTGAACGGCTATCGCCTGGCTGGGCTCATGAACGGCTTGAAGCTGGTCGCGCACAGCCTGTGCGAACGCAGTGAGAACCTGAGCGAGCTTGTCTGGAAGGAAGAAGAGAAGGCCCAAGCGGCGTTGCAGCGCCGCAAGGGTCAGGATACGGCACGGGAATGCGATATCGGGGGCAAGTCTGGCACGCGCCGCGCAGCCTGACAACCCACCGCCCCTGCAGGGGGTCGATTTCAGCTCGACCCCTTTGCGCCTGATTGTGAGTTCCTGAATGGAATGCCTAGCCGCAAAACTTCTTCGCCGTGGAGACATGGTGAGCATTGAGCGTGGGCAGCTCGTCATTCAACCGGCGAGCGGCAAGCCCGTGCCGCCTGAGTGGATCGCCGCCAACACGGCCCGGCTATGTCGGGAAGCGCTTATGGCGGTGGGCATGGATGCGTTCAGGTACGCAAGCTACAGCGCGGGCCGGTACGGCGAGCACAAGTCGCCCGGCGTCACCCTGCGTTTTGCATCGGTGCTGACTGGTGAAACTGCCTACGCCATTTTCAATGTGGACCTGACCCGCAAGCGCACAACCGCAGGCGGCAAGGCTGGCGCACCTCTCCCTGCTGGTGAGTTCCGTGTTGGTGAGCGAAGCCGGTTCTACAAGTTCTGGCTGAGTACCGGCCTGCCTCTACCCGATCGGATGCAGCGATTCCATAAGTCCCTGGGAAGGCTGTCCAGCATTTTGGTGGCTGGGGGTATGAGGAAGGATCGGCTTGATGCTCAGTCGCTCCAGCCTGTGACGCTTACAGCAGACCAAGTCCGCCTGGCGATTCTAGGGCACAAGGAAGGCACAACTCGGGCACAACTCGGGCACAAGGAAGGCACAACATCAGGGCACAAGGAAACCACGCCAGCCCAGTCACCACAAGGCTTGCAGCGGAATCAAACTACGTGCGTTTCAAACCACGAAAACAAGTTAACAAGAAGGGACGATAACAAGACCCTTTCCAATACCCCACAAGAGACACATAGAGCACCACAAGACCAAACCGTCGATGAATGGCTCGCCGACTATTCGAGCTGAAACCCAGCCGAAACCGAGACATACCCGAGACACGCAACCCGCTGTTTCAGCCCTAGGCCAAGCCAATCACGGCATGCCGACTGATCCAGCATCCACCCCGGTGGAGGATATCCACACCGATGGCAGCGAGGCGACCAGATGACCGTTCATCGGAAATTCTCAAGCCTCAATGTCCCTACAGATACACCCATACACAATAGGACAGAGCCTCAATCAAGCGAACGGTAAGCCACTGTTTTGACAGGGAAAACAGGCCTATGGTGGGTACTCGAAAACCCCATCCACAGGACTTTTCCCTGATGAAACTTCACGAACTGCGCGAGAAGCGCACCGCTGCCGTTGAGGGCATGAGAAAGCTGGTGGACACCGCTTCCGCTGCTGGCCGTGACCTGACCACCGACGAATCTACCCAGTTTGACACCCTCAAGACCGAGGAGCGTTCGCTGGCCGACCAGATCACTCGCCACGAGCACCTGGCCGATCTGGAGAAGCGCACCGCCGCTCCCGCCGCCACCGACACCCCTGAGCACCTAGAGAAGCGCGTCAGCGTGATCCGCGTGCTGCGTGCGCAGATGGAAGGCCGACAACTGGACGGCGCCGAGCGCGAATACACCCAAGAAACCGAACGCCGCACCGGTCGCAAGGCCGAGGGCGCATTCGTGCCGTTCGCCGCTCTGGAGCGCCGCGCCAACACCACCGCGACCGCGCCCGAGCTGGTGGGTACCGACCACCGTGCTGACCTGTACATCGGCCCGCTGCGTGAGGCGCTGCTGGCGCGCTCGCTGGGCATCCGCACCCTGACCGGCCTGGTGGGGAATGTGAGCGTGCCGAAGTTCGGCAGCGGCCTGGAAACCGGTTGGGTCACTGAGGGCCAGGCCGTGCCCGAGGGTCAAATGTCGTTCGATGGTGTGACCCTGACGCCGAAGCATGTGGGCGGCAAGACCGAAATGTCGCGCCAGCTCCTGCAGCAATCGTCGCCAGGCATCGAGCAACTGGTACGCGAAGACTTGTCGTTCCTGATCGCCCGCCAGATCGACCGCGCCATCATCAACGGCAGCGGCGCTGCTGGTGAACCGCTCGGCGTGCTGAAGACAGCCGGTATCCAGACCGCCACCATGCCTGACACCTGGGCCGAGGTGCTGGCGCTGCTGGAAAAACTGGATGACGTGAACATCGCCAACGCCCGCTGGCTGACCACCGCCGCGATCCGCACTGTCCTGGGCAGCACCGAGAAGGTGGCCGGGTCGGGTAGTGGCTTCCTGTACGACAACGGCACCCTGGCCAACCTGGCGCTGGCGGCATCGAAGAACGTCCCAACCGGCAAGCTGATTCTGGGCGACTGGAGCCAGGTCATGTTAGGCGTGTGGTCCGAGGTGGACATTCTGGTGAACCCATACGCCGAACCTGCCTACAGCCGTGGCGGTGTGCAGGTCCGTGCGATGGCCACCGTCGATACCGCTGTACGCCATCCCGAAGGTTTCGTAGTAGCGAGCGCACCGTAATGGAACGCCGAGCAGCCGCAAGCCTGGAACGGAAAGGCCGGACGCTGTTCGGCTATGCCGCCCGTTTCGGCCAACCAGCGCCCATCGAGGGCTTTACCGAAATCATCCTTCCGGGGGCTTTCAAGCGCTCCCTTGCAGGACCAGCCGCCGCCAGCATCCGCGCCGTTTACGAGCACGATGATGCAGCCCTATTGGGCCGTGTCGGAGCTGGCACCCTGCGCCTTACTGAGGATGACGTGGGCCTTGCCTTCGAACTGGACCTGCCCGACACCAGCCTGGGCCGCGACCTGTCCGAGCTGGTGAAGCGTGGCGACGTGGCCGGGTGCTCATTTGGCTTCGTGCCGGTGAAGGAGGACTGGCAAGGCGAGTTGCGCAGCTTGCAGGACGTGGACCTGCACGAAATCACCATCACGGCGAATCCGGCATACCCGACCACCACCGTATCGGTGCGCAGCCGCAAGCCGATGCTGGCGCTGGCCGATGCCCGCCGATACCTTGAGTTCCTGGAGTGCATCCGGTGAAAAAGCTGTTCCGCCTGTTCACGCGCTCCAACAACACCCCGGCCTATGACACGTACTTCGACCGGTTCAGCCAGGCCGGTAACTCGGCAGGGGTCAACATCACGGTACAGACCGCCGAGTCGATCAGTGCCGTGTACGCGGCTGTCGCTGCCATCAGCGAGAGCGTGGGCAGCCTGCCCTTGGACGTGTACCGCCGCACCGATGACGGACGCGACAAGGCCCGCACCCATCCCCTGTACGCGCTGCTGCACGACGCCCCGAACGAGTGGCAGACCGCCCTGGAATTCCGCGAGCAACTGCAACGCCACATCCTGCTGCGCGGCAATGCCTATGCTCGCATCCGCTGGAGTGGTGCCGGTCGTGTGCAGGCGCTGGAACCGGTCAACCCGGACAGCGTGTCGATCCTGCGCAGTTCGGCCAGCGAGCGCCTGGTCTACGAATACACCGACCGCCACGGCAAGCTCCAGCGACTGACCGCCGACGAGATGTTGCACATCCGCTACCACACCGAAGACGGTGTGCTCGGGCGCAGCCCTATCCAGGTGGCCAGGGATACCCTGGGGCTGGCGCTGGCTGAACGTACCCACGGCGCCAAGATGTTCGAGCAGGGCACCAAGCTGTCGGGCGTGATCGAGACGGCACCCGGCACCACCAAGGAGCAGGCCGCGCAGATTCGTGAGAGCTGGGCCGCTGGCCAGGCGGGCGTGAACAACCACGGCAAGACCCCGGTGCTACCCCAGGGCGCGAAGTACAGCGCGGTATCCATGACCCTGGAGGATGCCGAGTGGATCGAGGCCCGGCGCCTGTCGGTCGAGGAGGTGGCCCGCCTGTTCCGTGTACCGCCTGTGCTGATCGGTGATCTGCGCGAGGCCAACTACTCCAACGCCGTGGAGCTGGGCCGGTACTTCGTTACACACACCCTGCGCCGCCACCTGGTCGCGTGGGAACAGGCCATCAACCGCACCCTACTGGGCAACGGTTTCTTTGCTGAGCACAACGTGGAGGGTCTGCTGCGTGGCGACAGCCTCAACCGTGCCCAGTTCTATCAACGCGGTATTGAGGACCGGTGGCTGTTGCCATCCGAGGTCCGCCGCATGGAAAACCTACCACCGGTGGAAGGTATCGACGATGAGCAAGAAACCAAGACTCCAGATGCTCAAGCCCAGGGTGCGAGTGATCGAGTCGATAGTGGAAGAAAAGCTGCGACTGGCGAAGGAGAAGAAGCGTGAAGGCGACCGACAAGGGGCGTTCGAAGTACAAGCCCAAGGCCCGGGTTATTCCCTTATCCAGCGCGGCATGGCGCCGTCTGAGGGCACAGGTTCTAGCTGAGGAGCCACTGTGCCGCTGGTGCCTGGCCCGTGGTCAGTACGTGGCCAGCACTGACGTGGACCACATCAACAATGATGGCGACGACAACCGGCGTGAGAATCTGACCGGCATGTGCCATGAATGCCACAGCCGCAAGACGGCCCATGACATGGGCAAAAAGGTGTTCCTGGGGTGCGACGTGCGCGGCATTCCGCTCGACCCGAACCACCACTGGAACAAGCCAAAAGATCACTAGGAACCGCGCGGAGCTAGACCGCCCCCTCCCCTCTCTTTCTTCGCTAACTGCCCAAAAACATGAAGACCACGCCCCGCCGCCCCCGATCTGACAGCGCCAAGGCCGCCGTAGCCGCGAGCCAGGCCGTGGCTGTCGGCCCAATCCAGCCACCGCCGCACATCCGCGTGCGCGATGCTGACAGGCCGTTCTGGGATGCCATCGTGACCGCTCGCCCACGGGACACCTGGACCGACGCCGACCTGGTGCTGGCGGCAAACCTGGCGCGGGCCTATGCCGACATCGAGGCGCTGCAAGATAGCATCGACCGCGACGGCATGCTGGTCGAGGGGAAGGTAAACCCGGCCTGTGAGCTGCTGGACAAGATGACACGCCGGTCCCTGGCCATCGGGCGCCAGCTCATGGTGGCCACCATCGCCACGGTGGGCAAAGCCCAGGATATCCACAAGGGCGCCGCGCTCGAGCGTGAGGCCCGGCAGCATGTGGATGACGACCTGATCCCGACCCTGAGCACACTGCAATGACCCGCGCCGAAAAGATCATCGCGTTCATCGAGCGCTATTGCGTGACGCCCGAAGGCGCGGACGTGGGTAAGCCGCTGTGCCTGGCTGAGTTCCAGCGCCAGTTCATCCGCGACGTGTACGACAACCCGGTGGGCACTCGCCGGGCCATCCTCAGCGTGGCCAGGAAGAACGGCAAGTCGGGCCTGATCGCGGGCCTGCTGCTGGCGCACCTGGTCGGCCCCGAGGCGAAGCAAAACAGCCAGCTTGTGTCGGGTGCCATGAGCCGCGACCAAGCCGCCCTGGTGTTCAACCTGGCCGCCAAGATGGTTCAGCTATCGCCCGCCCTGTCGAAGATCGTCCGCATCGTACCCAGCGGCAAGCGGCTGCTGGGGCTGAACCTGAACACCGAGTTCCGCGCCTTGGCCGCCGATGGCAAAACCGCGCATGGCCTTTCCCCGGTGCTGGCTATCCTGGACGAGATTGGCCAGATTCGCGGCCCGCAGTCCGACTTCGTGGACGCTATCACCACCAGCCAGGGCGCTCACTCGGCACCGCTGCTGATCGCCATCAGTACCCAGGCAGCCAACGACGCCGATCTGCTGAGCCAGTGGATTGACGACGCCCTGCGCAGCAATGACCCCAAGATCGTGTGCCGCCTGTACGCGGCGCCAGCGGGATGCGAACTGATGGACGAAGACGGCTGGCGAGCGGCCAACCCGGCCCTGGGCATCTTTCGGTCGGAGACAGACCTGCGAGAGCAGATGCAGCAAGCCGAGCGCATGCCGAGCATGAGCAACACCGCCCGCAACCTGCTGCTTAACCAGCGGGTCAGCCTCGACAGCCCATTCATCAGCCCTGACGTGTGGATGGCCTGCGACACCGCGCCTGACCCGTTCGAGGGCCTGGTCTATGCGGGCCTCGATCTGTCGGCCCGAACCGACCTGACGGCGCTGGTGCTGATCGGCAAGGTGGATGGCGTGTGGCAGGTCCGCCCGTATTTCTGGACGCCTGAGCAGGGCCTGTTCGACCGAGCACAGAAGGACCGCGCCCCGTATGACATGTGGGTGCGCCAGGGATACATCCGCACCACGCCAGGCGCCACGGTTGACCTGGAAGCGGTGGCACTGGACATGGCCGAGATACTGAGCGACTGCGAGGTGGCGGCGATCGCCTATGACCGCTGGCGCATCGACGTGCTCAAGAAGGAACTGGAACGCCTGGGCCTGGAGCTGCCGCTGGTGCCACACGGGCAGGGTTTCCGCGACATGGCGCCAGCCCTCGACGCCCTGGAGGCTGAGCTGCTGAATGGTCGTATCGCCCACGGTGGCCACCCCGTACTGACCCTGTGCGCTGCCAATGCCGTGGCGGTGAAAGACCCCAGCGGCAACCGCAAGCTGGACAAGAGCCGTCGCACCGGCCGCATCGACGGCCTGCAGGCCCTGGCTATGGCGTTCGGCGCCGCCCAGGTGGCCGAGGCCCCCGCCGATCTTGATACCGAGGTATTTTTCGTATGACCACCGTGACCCTTGAAGAAGCCAAGCTGCACATGCGCGTCGATCACGATGAGGAAGACAGCTACATCCTGGGCCTGATCGCCGCGGCTGAAACCCACGTCAGTATGTTCCTGGGCGATGGCCTGCCCGATCCGATGTCCGCCCCGGTCAAGGCTGCCGTCCTGCTGCTGGTGGGCGATCTGTACGAGAATCGGGAGCGCCAGGGCGACCGCACGCTGACCGAGGGCACTGCCTATTCCATGCTGCTGGCTCCGTATCGCTCGATGGCGGTGCTGTGATGCTGGCCGGTAAGCTGCGCTACCCAGTGACGATTGAGCGCCCGGTGGACACCAGAACACCCGGTGGCGGTTTCATTCGCACCTGGGAGCCAGTAAGCCGGGAGTGGGCCGATATCGAGAGCATCAGCGGCAGCGAGTTCATCGCCGCCCAGGCGCCCCAGTCGCAGACCGTGTTCCGCATCCGCATCCGGTACCGCGACGACCTGGTATCGAGCTGGCGCCTACGCGAAGGGGCGAAGATCTACGAAATCACTGCCGTGCTGCCGGACGCTCGCCGCTGGCGGATCGAACTCATGTGCAAGACTGGGCGGGATTGA